CCGTTGACGGAGTCTTTGAATGTAGCCCAAGAGCGAGAGGTCGGGCAAATAGACTTTCTTTCGTTTGTTCAATCTGTCTGGCCTGCTTTTATTTATGGCAGACATCACGCGCTCATGGCGCAAAAATTTGAGGATATCGCTAATGGAAAATCTAGACGCCTTATTATTAATATGCCTCCCCGCCATACTAAGTCTGAGTTTGCCAGCTACCTACTGCCCGCCTGGTATCTTGGGAAATTCCCTGATCGAAAGATTATTCAGTGTTCAAACACCGCAGAACTAGCCGTAGGCTTTGGGCGGAAAGTCCGTAACTTAGTAGCCTCGGAAACGTATTCCAAGATATTCCCTAATGTCTCGTTGCGCTCAGACTCTAAAGCTGCAGGCCGCTGGGCAACCAATGAGAACGGAGACTATTTCGCGATTGGTGTCGGTGGTACTGTGACTGGTAAAGGCGCTGACCTACTTATTATTGACGACCCGCACTCGGAACAAGAAGCCGCACTTGCCGCATCCGACCCAACAGTCTTTGACAAAATCTTTGAATGGTATACCTCTGGACCAAGGCAACGTCTTCAGCCTGGTGGCTCGATTGTCGTGGTGATGACCCGCTGGGCAAAAAAAGACCTTACAGGAAAGATCTGCCAATCCATTATAGATAGAGACGGAGACGTCTGGGATATGATTAGCCTTCCAGCAATTCTCCCCAATGGCAGACCGCTCTGGCCTGAGTTCTGGAGCTTGGATGAATTAAATAAACTGCGCGATGAACTGCCTCTTTCCAAATGGCAAGCCCAGTATCAACAAGATCCAACCTCTGAACAAGGCGCTCTAGTTAAACGGGAATGGTGGCAAGTCTGGGAAAAGGAAAACCCACCTCCTTGTGACTTCATCATCCAGTCTTGGGATACCGCCTTTACCAAAAACGAACGCTCAGACTATTCGGCCTGTACAACTTGGGGAGTCTTTTATAAAGACGAAGATCCTAGTGACGCGAATATTATTCTGTTAGATGCCCTCAAAGAACGGCTTGAGTTCCCTGAATTAAAGATCAGGGCAATGCAAATGTATAGGGAATGGGAACCCGATGCGTTTATTGTGGAGGCGAAAGCCTCTGGTGCGCCACTTATATTTGAGCTAAGATCCATGGGAATACCTGTACAAGAATTTACGCCAACCCGTGGTAATGACAAGATCTCACGTGTAAACTCTGTAGCAGACATGTTTGCATCAGGAAAAGTATGGGCGCCAAGAAAGCGCTGGGCCGAAGAAGTCATTGAAGAATTGGCTGCTTTCCCCAATTCCGACCACGATGACTTGGTTGACTCAAGCACACAAGCCCTTTTACGTTTTAGAAAAGGCGGGTTTATCCGATTACAAACAGACGAGGAAGAGGATATCAAATACTTCAAGTCTAAACGAGCAGTTAGTTATTACTAAGGAACTATTATGGCTATTGAAAAAGCACTCTATGAATTACCACAAGGACTTGAAGCAGCAGCTGCCAGCATGGAGCCGCTTGAAATTGAGATTGAAAATCCTGAATCCGTAACGATTGGACTCGATGGCTTAGAGATTAAGATTGAGCCAGAAGAGGAAAGTGCGGACGACTTTGACGCTAACCTTGCCGAATATTTAAATGACGGTGAATTAGCTGAAATTGCGGGTGATCTATTAGGCGATATTGACTCAGATATTGGCGCTCGCAAAGAATGGATGCAAACCTATACAGACGGCATCGAGCTTCTTGGAATGAAGATTGAAGAGAGAACCGAACCATGGGAAGGCGCTTGCGGTGTCTATCACCCCCTCTTATCGGAAGCACTCGTTAAGTTCCAAGCCGAAACCGTGATGGAGACCTTACCTCCTGCGGGTCCAGTAAAGACCGTGATTGTTGGTAAAGAAACCCCAGAAAAGATGGCTGCCGCGGATCGTGTCCAAAAAGACATGAACTATCAGATCACTGAAGAGATGCCAGAGTTTCGCCCTGAACACGAGAGAATGTGCTGGGGACTTGGACTCTCAGGCAACGCCTTTAAGAAAGTCTACTTTGATCCGTCTTTAAACCGCCAAGTAGCTTTATTTGTACCCGCGGAAGACTTAATTGTTCCGTATGGCGCCTCAGATCTACAGTCAGCTGAACGTGTGACTCACGTCATGCGTAAGACCGAGAATGAACTACGCAAACTTCAAGTCGCAGGCTTTTATAAAGACGTAGACCTAGGAACTCCGAGCACCGCCTTTGATGAGGTAGAAAAGAAAATTGCCGAAAAGATGGGGCTACGAGCCACATCCGATGATCGCTATAAGATTCTTGAGATTCAAGTGAATTTAGATATTGAAGGTTTTGAAGATAAAGATGAAGACGGAGAACCTACAGGAATCGCCCTGCCTTACATTGTTACCATTGAAAAGGGAACGCAACAAGTATTAGCGATCCGTAGAAATTGGAGACCCGAAGATGAAACTAAACAAAAACGTCAGCATTTCGTCCATTATGGATATGTTCCAGGCTTTGGTTTTTATTGTTTTGGCCTTATCCACCTTGTCGGTGCTTTTGCTAAGTCTGGTACTAGTCTTATCCGACAACTTGTCGATGCAGGTACATTATCGAATCTGCCAGGTGGCTTTAAAACCAGAGGTCTGCGAGTTAAGGGAGACGACACCCCCATCTCGCCAGGTGAGTTTAGAGACGTAGACATTCCATCTGGAACACTAAAAGACAATATTATGCCGCTCCCATATAAGGAGCCAAGCCAAGTCTTATATACCTTACTTGGTAATATCGTAGAAGAAGGAAGACGCTTTGCCTCGGCTTCCGACATGAAGATTGCTGATATGTCCGCTAACACCCCAGTGGGTACGACTCTGGCAATCCTAGAACGTACCTTAAAGGTCATGTCTGCGGTTCAAGCTCGCGTTCATTACTCCATGAAACAGGAGTTAAAACTCTTAAAAAACATCATCCGCGACTACACCCCTGACGAATATGAATATCAGCCAGACGTAGGAAACCGCTTTGCCAAGCAGTCGGACTACGACAACTGTGACGTCATTCCCGTCTCTGATCCTAATGCCGCAACGATGAGCCAGAAGGTCGTTCAGTACCAAGCGGTTCTTCAGTTGGCGCAACAGGCTCCTCAGCTTTATGACTTAGGCCAGCTGCACCGCCAGATGTTAGAGGTCTTGGGGATTAAGAACGCTAAAAAACTGGTCAAGATTGAAGACGACCAGATGCCAGAAGACCCTATTACAGAGAATATGAACATCCTAAACATGAAACCTGTTAAGGCGTTTATGTATCAGGATCATCAGGCACACATCACAATCCACATGAATGCCATGAAAGACCCAAAAATGGCGGCTTTGATAGGGCAAAACCCACAGGCTCAGGCAATTGCGGCAGCGGCAATGGCACATATTCAACAGCATTTAGCCTTTGAATATAAGAAACAAATGCAAGAAATGATGGGAGTGCCTCTGCCTACGGGTGAAGAGGACGAAGCAATCTCACGAGATATGGAAGTTCAGATCTCACAAATGGCGGTACAGGCTTCCAATGCTTTGTTACAGCGCAATCAGACCGAAATCGCTGCCCAACAAGCCCAACAAGCAGCCCAAGACCCAGTAATTCAAATGCAAGCGAAGGAACTTGAACTCAAACAGGCCGAGGAACAACGCAAAGCAATGAAAGACCAAGCCGATGCAGCAGAAGCAGCTGCAAGGTTGGAAGTAGAAAGAGAAAGAATTGCCTCTCAAGAACGAATTGCTGGCGCTCAGCTTCTGGCAAAAACAGAAAAAGACGCTATGGAAGTCGAAATCAAGAGAATGCAAGAACTTTCCAAGATGCAACAACTAACTAATTCTCAAACAGGAAGACGATAGTGGATAAAAACTTGGATTACCTCTTAACTGAGTACCGTGAACGTATAAATATGCTCCAAAACGCTATTTCTACGGGAAATTGTGTCAATTATGAGGAATATAAGTACGCTTGTGGACAAATACGAGGTCTTGAGTCCGCATGTTTAGCAATAACAGACCTCAAACAACGAATGGAGAAATCTAATGACTGAAATACTAATCGGCTCAAATCCCGATGATGTATCAGCGGTAACAACTCTGCCTCAAACAGCAGAGGAAAAAGCAAGACAACTACCCGAACCCTCTGGATATCGCATTTTGTGCGCTATTCCTGAGGTTGATGAGACTTACGAAAGCGGCATCCTCAAATCGGATACCACACTGCGTCACGAAGAAGTCCTATCAACGGTGTTTTTTGTTGTGAAAATTGGTCCTGATTGTTACAAGGACGCAAGCCGTTTCCCTACTGGGCCTTGGTGCAAAGTTGGTGACTTTATCCTAGCCAGACCAAACTCTGGCACACGATTAAAGATCCACGGACGCGAATTTAGGATCATCAATGACGATTCTGTAGAAGGAATAGTCGAAGATCCCCGTGGCATAACCAGACCTTAAGGAAAAATCATGGCAGAACTACAACTAGATGAATTTAAATTCCCAGACGAATCAGAAAATAAGACTGAAGAATTAGAGCCTATTGAAATTGAGATTGAAGACGATACACCCCCAGAGGACAAGGCAAATGCAGAGCCTATGCCAAAGGAAATCGTTGAAGAGCTTGACAAAGATGACTTAGAGGAATTTAGCGGAGAAGCAAAGAAGAAGTTGTTGCAGATGAAAAAGGTCTACAACGATGAACGCAGAGCAAAAGAGTCCGCAGACAAAGAACGTCAAGAAGCTATTGATTTTGCTCAAAAAATCATCGAAGAAAATAAAAAGCTTAAAAACAGGCTAACAACTGGTGAGCAGAGTTTAGTTTCTAGTTACAAAGAAAACATAACTCGCGAACTAGAGGAGGCTAAACGGTCTTACAAAGAAGCTTATGACTCTGGCGATTCTGAGCTTTTAGTAAATGCCCAAGAAAAGTTAACTGAAGTTAAATTGAAATCTCAGGAATTAGAAAGATACAAACCTGAATTTTCAGAAGAGGCTTTACAATCTCAAGAAAATGATGTAAAAATACCTCAACCACAACGTTTGGACTCAAAAACCCAAGCGTGGCTGGACAAAAACAGCTGGTATGGAGTTGATGAAGATATGAGCTACCTAGCAATGGGTGTTCATAGGCGCTTGGAAAGAGAAGGAGTTCCGATAGGATCTGACCACTATTTCAAGTCCATTGACACAGAAATGCGTCAAAGATTCCCAGAGAAATTTGGGAATTCCGAAGAGACCAAAGACTCTTTCGAGGTAGAGACCAAACCCTCTACAAAAAGTAAACCGAGCACGGTAGTTGCGCCAGCGACTAGGTCTACCTCTCCAAAAAAAGTCAGACTTACGCCAACGCAGTTACAACTGGCAAAGAAATTTAATCTAACCCCAGAGCAATATGCTCGTGAACTTACAAAACTGGAGTCCCAAAATGGCTGAAAACAGAAAACCTCGTGAAGTAGAAGATCGTCAACAAAGCATGCGTCCCCAGCAGTGGAAACCGCCTGAATTGTTGCCAGAACCAGATAAGCAAGCAGGATTTTCTTATCGTTGGATTAGAGTTTCTACTTTAGGTACTGCGGATCCCCGAAATATCTCTGCCAAATTCAGAGAAGGATGGGAACCTGTACGAATAGAGGAGCAACCGAAGTTCCAACTGCTAGTCGATCCCAATAGTCGCTTTAAGGACAATATTGAGATTGCAGGGTTATTGCTTTGCAAAACGCCAGAAGAATTTGTTGCTCAGCGTAATTCACATTACCAAAAGCAAGCAGAAAATCAGATGGATGCTGTAGACAGTAGCCTTATGCGCCAAAGTGACCCAAGGATGCCGCTCTTTAAAGAGAGTAAGTCCACGACTACCTTTGGTAAAGGTTAATTTTAATTAGGAGTTTAATATGGCTTACCCAACCGTATCAGCCCCCTACGGACTAAAACCAGTCAATCTAATTGGCGGTCAGGTCTTTGCGGGAGCAACTCGTCAAATGCAAATTGCAAGTGG